ATAGAATAGAATTTTTAGAGGGAGAAATATAAAATGATGACAAGAAAACACTACGTTCAATTTGTTAAGATATTTGCAGATAATTACGATGCCATTATTCGCACTGATGGGAAAATACTCGAAGATTTCTGCGATGTGTTCGCAAAGGATAACCCTAGGTTTAATAAACCTTTATTCATGCTAACAGTTGAGAATAGGAGCAGAGAAAATGGATAAGAAGAATATAGAGCTTTTAGAGCAGTTACCACACTTAGCTAACTTTATGACTCCAGAGTTTAAGCAAGACTGGCTCGAAGGTAATTATTCAGACAATGACAGCTTACCACCAGATCAGGTTATACTCGAAGCTAAGAAACGAGCAGATAGTATTCTAGATCCTAATGGTGAAGATACACCACCTTATTAAATACAACTGAATACCTCCCTAAACTTAGCCCTCTGTAGCACAAATGCAGAGGGTTCTTTTTTGCCTACTCATCCAATATAGATAATATAGTTAGATGCTGATAACATTGAACAAGATAGGTTTAAAGTACTGGGTTCAAGTTACGCCCACCTGCCCCCTAGTCTATAAAATCCATATTGCTTTTTTGCTTTTGTTGTCACTCACGACAAAACACGCTTTAAACAAATAAAAACCTTTATGAAAAACCCTAAAGACTTATATAAAAGGTTTGTTCCTTATATAGTCTATCTTGTTAAGAATCTGATTGGTTGTGAGGGATTTTAATGTTCAGAGGGGGATAGGGGTAGTGGGGTATACTGGTATATTGTACTACTAGCTGCTCTATTTTTTTTATTTTTCAGAGTACATCTAGGCTTTGATGACTATTCTGGAGTAGTAATGTAGTCATAGTAATCATCTTTACACATAAAAATACACCGTAGACTACTTTAACTATATAGTAGCTCTACGGTGCTATGAGTTATATTGTCTTCAGAGGAATTATATTGATCTCTTATTCTTCTCTTATATGAAGACTGTGTCTATATTATACACCCCTACAGCATCTTGTCAAGAATAAAATGTAATTTTTTTTATTTTTTTATTGACATGTTACATTATTGCACTATAATAGTACATTAGGAGAGAGATGTACTTGGTTGTGTTACTTACATACCTTCACCTAATAATTATAATGTAATAAAATAGGTAGTCGAAGTTAACACTCAATACACATATACTATACTTTACCTCATTAAAGAGAAAAAGAGAATTTACCTACAAACGTACATACTTGATTAGTGTCTATTGAGCATTTTTCTTGTACTCGTAAAAGAACGTAGTTCGTAAATCGTAGACTTTCCTTATATACACAAGGTTGAGATAATATACAAACGTAATACTCGACATAAAAGTACGTACATATGTATCTCTTTTTCTCTTACTATAATCATACAACATACAAGGAATAGACTACAATGGCACAACAACAACAACAACAACAAGAAGCACTTCTCGATACTCCTACAATTCTCAAGATGAAAGAAGATCTACTCCAGCAACAAAGAGAACTACAAGCTCGTTCTCTCAAGATAACAGGTGCTGTAGAAGCTATGCTCATCTTGGAAAAGAAACTCAAAGAACTTCAAGTTGCTCACGATGACGAGGATGATGAAGATGAAGAAGAAATTGAAGAGATTGAAGATGATGATCAAGAAGATGATGATGAAGATGAAGAAGATGATGAAGAGGAAGAAGAAGAAGAAGACTTAGACGAAGAAGAGGAAGATGATGATGATGCTGTATCTAGTAGCAGCACAACAAGCTACAACTAAGTTCTTCATAGCAGCCATGATAGCTACAAATATTCAGGGTGTACCACCTCAAGGATGGATTCAGATGCTTTCAGCAAGTTATCAGACAAAGCAAGAATGTATGGTGTCTCTTCAGGAAAACGAATACATGCTCTATCGTTCTATTATGACAACTTTTAAAAAGGTTGTAAAAGGTATCGTAAAGTTTGGATGTTTTACAGAAGATGAAATAAAGAAAATGAACAAAGACTTGGGTCACGATGTAAAAGAATACAAAGACGTAGATGTTATGGCACGTAGAAAAGAAGGTTTAACACCAAGTTATGTTACCTAGTGCTCAACAACAACGAAGTCGTCAACGTGAGTTAACTGACAAACAAGAAAAGTTTGTTAACTGTCTCATAGCTAATGGCGGTAAAGTAAAGGACGCAGTTATCGAAGCTGGCTACAAAGAGAGTAGTCGTTCTTGGTTAATGAACACTCTACGAGATGAAATACTAGAGAGAACGAGGTCAATGCTGGCCTCGTACTCTGTTAAAGCTGCTCATCGTATAACTGAAGGTTTGGATGCTGATGGTAGTGTACCTGCAAATCAGATGGATATGCGTTTCAAGAGTGCAGAAGCGGTACTCGATAGAGTAGGTTTGAGTAAAAAACAAGTAACGGAAGTGCAGGGTGAAGTCATACATGGCATCGTTATGTTACCTGCTAAAGAACAACCTAAAGATGTAGAGGTAACAATCGATGGATGAAATAGATGTATTTCAATCTTTAAGTTTTGATCCTGAAGGATCTGGATATGATTATCCTTCTGCACAGGCTGCTGGAATGAAAAGAGATTCTGAAGGTCATATGGGAAGTGTTGTTAAAGCAACTAAAGAAGAAATAAAACGTAATAAATTACCACCTCAAAGTTATAAATTATTAAAAGGTTCACAACATGAAACATTTTCTAAAACAATAGAAGCTGAACACGATAGAGGAAGTGTTGTAAAAAAAGGTGATGACGGTAGATATTACTCTGTTCCTAAAGATAAAAAATACTCTTACGGTGGCAGAGTAGCAAAAAGTTCAGCGGAGAAGTCATAACAATGAAAGACATTTGTCCTAAGTGTGGTAAGAAAGGTTGCAAGTGTGATCCAGATCAACCTTGTGCATGTGACAATAAGGAAGAGGTTATAGAAGAGCAGATACTTGACGTAGAAGAAAGTATCAAAAAACGTAGAAAAGATATTATTGAGTCATTTGAAGAGTAAATAATATGGTAACAAAGAAAGCTTCAATGATACCTAATTTTCTAATTTCTAGAAAACCGCCTTCTCTAAATGAAATAATAAAAGGTTCAAAAATTACAGATTTTGAACCACTACAAAAAAATAAAGAAAATAATGGTGATTGGACTGTCTATAAAGGAAAAAAAACAAATCTTAACTATGGTGGAAAAAAAAGGTATGCTAATCCAGTTAGAAAACCAAATGTTAAGAAAGATTCTGGTCTTAACATAAAAGGAAACATAGGTGGTAGAAAAAAGAAAGATAAAAAAACTGGAGCTAAATTTACAACAGATGATCTAAACATTTCAGCAGATGCTAGATACAAAGGGTTAGGTTTAGGTGGTACGTTTACTCAATCTAAATCAGTTTCTTCTCCTACAGATAGAAGAATAAAAGATGAATTTAGAAACAAACTTGTGCAATTACGTGGAGAAGTTCCAGTAAATAAAAACATATCTTTATATGGAAAAGTAAAAAGAGAAAAAGGAAAATTTAAATATAACGATCCTTTCTATCAAACTTCAGGAAGTTCTAAACCACAATATGATTATACATTAGGTGCAACATACGGTAATCCTGATTATAGTATTGAAGTAGAAGGATCTAGAAGACCGGGTCAAAAATCTATAGGACGTAAAAGAGAGTTAGGTGCTAAAGCAGGATTAAGATTGCGTTTTAATAAAGGTGGTTCTGTACGAGGAAGAAAAGCTAATTATGGCAGGTAGACCACGTTTAACACTCGGCAAGAAAGGCTCATATAACTTATCACGCATAGAACGAAAGAAGCGTGAGGCCAAAAAAAAAATCAAGAGTTCGCAACAGAAGACGCTTGATGCCAAGAAAAAATTAAGTAAGCTACAAGAACAGCAAAAGAGTTTAAACACGGCAAAGAAGTTAATGGAAAAGGGTGGTCTAGCCCTAGAAGACAAGTTAAGTAAACTTCCGAAGCATGTACGTAATACACTCGACAAGAACACACAAGTACTTTTTAGTCCGAATGATGGCCCACAAACAGATTTCCTAGCTGCTCCAGAAAAAGAAGTGCTCTACGGTGGTGCAGCAGGTGGCGGTAAATCCTTTGCAATGTTAATGGACTTGCTACGTTACGCACACAACACAAACCATCGGGCTTTGCTCCTCAGAAGAACGTTAGCAGAACTGACAGAGCTTATCGATCAATCACGAAAGATATACCCACAGGCATTTCCCGGTGCTGTGTTTCGAGAATCTAAGAGTACATGGTCGTTTCCTAGCGGTGCAACAGCACTCTTCAGTTACGTTGACAAGGACACTGACGTAACACGTTACCAAGGACAAGCTTTTACTTGGATAGGTGTCGATGAGCTAGGTCACTATCCTACACCGTATGTATGGGATTATCTACGAAGTCGTCTTAGAAGTACAGATGTTTCGATAGATACGTACATGAGAGCTTCTGCTAACCCCGGTGGTAGTGGTGGATGGTGGATAAAGAAGATGTTCATAGACCCGAACACACCTAACGATCCTTTCTGGGCTACAGATTACGAGACAGGACGTACTTTATTACATGGCCCGAATCACCCTACGAAACCTAACGAGCCATTATTTCAAAGACGATTTATTCCTGCTAGGTTAACGGATAACCCACACTTGGCAGAGTCAGGAGAGTACGAGGCAATGCTCTTGTCTCTTCCTGAAGTAGAACGTAGACGTTTATTAGAAGGAGATTGGGATGTTGCAGACGGTGCAGCCTTTTCAGAGTTCGATAGAAACTTGCATGTGGTACAACCATTTGAGATACCTTACAACTGGCCTCGTGTTAGAGCAGCCGATTATGGTTATAGTAGCCCTAGCTGTGTACTTTGGGGTGCAGTAGATTGGGACAATAATTTCTGGATCTATCGAGAACTCTACAGTAAAGGGTATACAGGTGAAACTCTGGCAGAAATGATCAATGCCTTAGAGTACGATGATCCACCTATGAATATTTCCGTATTAGATGGAGCTTGCTGGTCTAAACACGGTACTGGCCCTAGCATAGCCGAAACCTTAACAAGAAACGGTGTACGTTTTATACCTGCAGATAAGAACAGGATGGCAGGTAAAATAGAACTGCACCGAAGATTAGGTATAAACGAAAAGAACGGTGAACCGAGACTACGTATACTTTCTACGTGTACTAACTTAATAAGGACATTACCTACCTTGCCACTTTCCAAGACAAACTCAGAAGATGTAGATACCAGAGCCGAAGACCATGCTTATGATGCATTGCGTTATATGTGTATGACACGGCAAACTGGTCTGCCCCATGCAGGTATGATGAACAGAGTAAAAGAACAGACCTATCAACCTATTAATCAGATCTTTGGATACTAAGTTATGGCTGAAAATATAACTTTTTCTCAAGCATTTCCTACTCCTGATGATGTAAAGAAAATAACAATAGGAGATTATCTAACTTTTTTAGAAAGAAGTGGAGATGTTGGAAGAGGTAGTACATACCCTAATGAAACCCATTTAAAAATATTGAGGGAAATTCTTAATCCAGATACAGATTCAGCAGATTATAAAAAATATCAAAAATTTTTTCAAGCTGAAGGAATAGAATTAACGTTAAATTCTTCTATGAAAGAATTAAATACAGCATCAGCTTTACATGGTCTTACAGAAGCTTTCAAAGAAAATGCTAACATTCCTTTGTTAAGAGATAGAAAAGGTATTAAAGGTAAAACTGACGTTGAAATTCTACAAAATTTAAAAGATAAAAATCTAGAAAAATATGCACCTTATTTAAACGAAAGATTTATTTTTCCAACTAAAGCAGATAATGATAAATATACTGGTCAAAAAAATATTGCTACAAAAACTATATCTACTAGATATCATCAGACAAATAACATTTTAAAAGGTTTTTTTAATAGAGCGAGGGATAGTAAAGGTGATGAAACTGTTGGTCAATCAATATATGAATCTTTACAAGACAAGACTTATTTAGCCCGAAATCCTAATCGTGCTGTTGGTGCACAAATAACACAAAAAGCTGGAGCTATAGATCTTTTTGATAAAGTAAGATTTAATGAATTTGTACAAGCTATTCAACAAGCTATCGAATCATTACCTTCAGATGATCCTACATCAAGACAAGCAAAAAATTTATTAAAAATAAAACTATCTACAGCTATAAGACAAAAAGAATTATTTAGTATTAATATAGCAGCAGATATTTCTAATTTTGCAGATAAAAAAAATGCTGCTTATTTTGACCATGAAAATGGTTTATTAGGAGATACGTCACAAAAAACTGGCGGTAAAGGAACAACACCTTTAAATAACATGGCAAAAATGGCAATATACGAACAGATTGCTGAAAGACAACATCAATTAGGTAATAAGTTTAAAACTGGTGTACATGAGTTATTTGATCCAAAACAAGTTGCTGCTATAGAAGAGTTAGCTAGTGAAGCTCTTACAGAGTCAATAAAAACTTTTGATACAGGTAGAATTAATCCTGTTACTAAAGAGCCTATTATAGGTTTAGATATTGAAATTTATGATAGAGAAAAAGGAAAGGCAGTTCCTTTTAAAAAATTAACAGTAGCTAAATTAAGATCAGCAGTAGCAACAACTGTTCAAAATGATACAGCTTTTGGTGCAACTAAAGTAGACAGAAGAAATGCTGCTAAAGCAATGTTGGGCCACACACAAGGCCATGAAGCTATAGATCATTATATTACACAGTTTGCTGATGCTGGTGCGAACCAAGACGAATTACGAAAACAATTTTTACAACTTGACAGAGCATGGGTTGGAGCTACACAAAAAGGAACTGTTAAAACATGGCTAGAACACTCTGCAAATAAAAAAGAGTTTATGCCTGTTAATCCTGAAACAAATACACCTTACTTTTCTTATGAAGATGCTATAGAAACACCTGAAGGAAGACAACTATACGGTTTTGGAGAAGATATAGATATTCCTATAAGTGAGTACGATGGAGAACTTGCTCCAGAAAAAGAACTAACAAAAACAAGAAAAGGTAGAACTGTTTTTAAAAAAGGTGAACGTACAGGCCCAACAGCCGAAGAATTTATAGCTTTAAGAAGAAAAATAGAGAATGATCTTAATGGTTTTGATCTTTTTGATAAGATGGATGTTGATAAGCAATTACAATTACGAGATGATATTTTAAGACGAGCTTCTAACGCACCAAATCCTACAGAACAAGTTAGTATGATTCTTGATCTTATACTAAGTAAAGAAGAAGGGCATCCATATGATTATTTGAAAAAAACAAGTTTTATATCAGATGAAAAAATAGATGCATTAAGTGTATACACTAGAACTTTGTACGATTTAGGAGATCCTGAGACAGTAAAAATATGGGATAAGGAAGTAGCAAAACGTACTGGTGTTGATATGAGACAAGCTAAAAGTATGGTTCAGAACGTATTTGGACAAGAAGTAGAAGATGTTTCTCAATCAAAAATTCCTAAAAGTATAGGAGAAATGGATCAACATGTATATAATGGGAAACAAATTTTAGAAAACGAAAATATTAATATTGATAATTTTACAGAAGGAGATATTTTAAGAGAAGCTTCTGAAGTAGATCCTGAATTTAAACAAATTACAAATCAAATAGATAACGAACTTTTAAATTATAATAATCCAACAAGAGAAATAAGTTTAAAAGGATTTACACCAAAAGCTGTTGGTGCTGCTGTTGGTGCTGGTGCAATTATATTAGGTTCAGGAGCAACAAAAGCTGCTATGGGTGCATTAGGGCCAGTAGGTAATGTTATAAATTTTAATATGATTATGGAAGATATTGCAAAAAGTCACAATCATTTTGATCATCAAAATAGATTAAGAGGTATTCCCGGTTTAGCTGTAGACAAATATGGAAATTATGTACGTCCTGATCCTGAAGGATTATTTCAAGGATTAAGCTTAGTATCTGAAGGTGTTTCAACATTGACTTTAGGAACGTTACCTTCATTTCAAGATTTAAAAATGTTATGGCATGATTTAGCTGTAACAGTACCTGATGCAATAAATGAATGGGCAACAGGAATTGATTTAAGAGATAGAATAGGAGGTGTTCCTAAAGAACAGTTAGAAACTCCTTCACCTTTTGGATCACCTATTTCTCAAATGGGGATGGCTGCATTTGTCGGTAAAGACCCTTACGATTATCCTGAATTTCAAACAGATTATCCTGATTTAACAGAACAGATGGGTCAAGTTTTTTCAGAAGAATTAGAAAAACGTTTTGAACCTTTTAAACCTACAGAGGATGCAGGGTTAACAGATCCAACATTTGGTGGAGGAAAGTTTGGAGCACCCTCTGGAGAAATAACACAAAAACAAACAATATCAAGAGAAACTAGACCTATTGCAAGTCAAATAGAAGATATGTTTTCACAAGAAAACAAAGATATTCCTAAAAGGGATATATTTAAACAACTTTTTCATATTAATTAACTACAACAACCAACCAAGGAGTAAATACTATGCCATACGGAAATAAACAAATGTACGGAAAAGACTACATAATGAAACAAATGAAAAAGCAAGGCGAATTTAATGATGCAAATGAGTCTGCACTCTATCGTGAGAAGCTAGAGTTTGGTGTCGGAACAAAACAAGGTGTTCTTACAGAAGACTTTCCTTCAGAAAGCGGTAACAAGCACATGGGTCAAGCTGGTATGATTATGGCTGCAAGTAAACAAGGAATATAATTATGGGTATAAGTATACTTCCAGCCCAAGAAAAACATGTTAAAAAGAGTGTAGCTAGTTTAAGAGCTAAACGAGAAAAAATTATTAATCCTAAAAAAAAGAAAACAAAAAATAAAACAGGTGGACGCACTAAAAGCAATCAAGAAACAGCAGATATAAGTAGGCTTTATGATATATTAAAAGGAGTTATAAATCCTAAATATTTAAAAAAAGAAACAGCAATGAAAGCTAATAAAGGTGGAAAAGTTTCCAGAAAAAAATAAGGTAACTGAGTATGGCAATTGATGACGGTGAACTAGAAGATACAGAAGGTATGATCGCTGTACCAGAAGCGGAAGCAGCAACAGGTATTGTAGGAACAATACAACAACGTTTTAATGATGCAGAGAATGGTCGGCAACTAGAAGAACAACGTTGGTTAAAATCCTACAAGAATTATAGAGGAATCTATGATTCAACTACTCAATATCGTAACAATGAACGTAGTCAAGTCTTTATTAAGATAACCAAGACAAAAGTACTCGCAGCTTACGGACAAATTGTAGATATACTCTTTGCTAACAATAAGTTCCCTATCTCAGTAGAAAGTACACCTATGCCAGAAGGTATAGATGAGTTTGCACATCTAAGTAAACAACCAGTACAAGAAGATTTTGGGCCTTATGGTTTTGAAGGTGACGGTAACGAACTATTACCGGGTGCAATGGAAGCAACACCTAAACAACAAGAAGGGCCACAAGCTGCAAATTTAGGTGGTTTAAGTGATAAGTACGAAGGAGCCAACTTAGCTTCAGGGCCAGCAAGAATGGGAGAACCTCAGATATCTCCTGCAGCCGATGCAGCACGAAACATGGAGAAGTGCATCCACGACCAACTTCTCGATACCAGTGCTATCACTGTATTACGCCACGCTATATTCGAGTGTGCATTATTAGGTACTGGTGTTATAAAAGGGCCGTTCAATTACACAAAAACTGTACACAACTGGTCAATGGGAGAGGAAGGTCAAGAAAAAACTTACGATCCTTATGAGAAAACTGTACCGAGAGTAGAAGCAGTTAGCTGTTGGGACTTCTATCCAGATCCTAGTGCTACGAATATTAATGATGCTGAGTATGTAATACAAAGACATAGAATGAACAGGGAGCAATTACGTGATCTCACAAACCGTCCTCATTTTGACTCAGAAGCTATCAGCAATGTGCTCAGTGGTGGCCCAAACTACCAAGAGCGTTATTTCGAGCACTCACTCCATGCTAATGAAGATGATCCGACTTATGCAGGTAATCGTTACGAAGTGTATGAGTATTGGGGCAACCTTGATGCGAAACTTGCAGAAGAGTTTGGTATGGATATGGGAGAAATTAAAAATGATTTGGACTCGATTCAAGTAAATATCTGGATATGTGGAAATGAAATTATTCGCTTTGTAGCTAATCCTTTTATTCCTGCTCGTATTCCTTATCACTCTTTTCCTTACGAACTCAACCCCTATCAATTGTTTGGTGTGGGTGTAGCTGAGAATATGGAAGATAGCCAGATGCTGATGAACGGTCACATTCGTATGGCTATAGACAATCTTGCACTAGCTGGACACTTAGTATTTGATATAGACGAAACACAACTTGTACCCGGTCAATCTTATGACGTATTTCCCGGTAAAGTATTTCGTAGACAGTCAGGTGTTACTGGCACTGCTGTTAATGCTATTAAGTTTCCGAGTACTGCAGGTGAAAATATACAAATGTACGATAAAGCTCGACAATTAGCAGACGAACAAACTGGTATACAGAGTATATCACACGGACAGACAGGTGTTACTGGTACTGGTCGTACTGCTGCAGGACTGAGTATGTTAATGTCAAGTGCAGGACTTAGTGTAAAAACAGTTATAAAAAATATCGATGATTCCTTGCTCAAACCGTTAGGTGAAGCTTTCTTTCAATGGAACATGCAATTTAATGACGATACTCCAGAAAAGATAGGCGACCTAGAAATTAAACCAAAGGGTACAAGTGCTGTTGTGCAGAAAGAAGTTAGGTCACAACGATTGACAGCTTTGTTACAGACTGTTGCCAATCCAATGTTAGCACCATTTATTAAAATACCAAACTTAATTAAAGAATTAGCGATCAGTCAAGACATAGATCCTGATGCTCTAGTCAATGACGTTAATGAAGCAGCAGTGTTTGCTGAAGTACTGAGAGGTTTAAATGAACGAACAACAGGCGAAGTTGCTCCTGCCACTGGTCAACAACCAACAGGCATGGGAGGCACTGGAGGAGTACCTCAAGGAGTTGGCCCCAATGATGAGACAGCGGTTGGTGGTGGAGGAATCGGAGTTGGAGGTACGCAGACTGCAGGGGAAGCTGGCTTTACTGGAAATGCTCCTCAAACTGAAACAATCAGCTAACGATACTGTAAAAGTAAATAAAAAATCTAAGGAATAAAAATAATGGCATATTTTGATGTAGATGATCCTGTAAGAGAAAAATTACAAGAATTGTATGAATCATCAGGAAAAGGTACAACTATATCTATTGATTCTGTTACAGGTGAAACAATATTAGGTGCAAAAAAAAATCCTACGGCTGCTGATTGGCGTAAATCTTACCAAGAATATATAGCTAATGATGGGCCATTAATGAGTGCTCCAAAAGGAATGTCGAATACACGTTTTTATCAACATTCTTTGTTTGAAGGTTCAGGAATGAATTATTACAGTCAACCTCCAGTTTCACGAGGATTGCTTGCAGATATACAAGGAACTTTAGCAGGTACACAACAAGTAACAGAAGAAGAAACAAAAGAATTAGAAGAAACAAGTGCAGATCCTAACCGTATGTACCGTAGACCTGATCCACCACAAGAACAATTTGGAGATGAGTCATCTGCTCCAACAGATAATACTTTTAATCTTAACAATGAAGCAGAATGGGCGCAATGGTCTGAAATTGCAGAACATGGTTACACTTCTAAAAATTTACAAGATATGATAACTGCACAAAAAGACAGAAATACAAAATTAGAAGAAAGTAAATTGTGGCAAGGTGTAAAATCAGTATCTTGGATAGCTAAATTAATAGATGAGTATAATAAAAACAAATTAAAAAATATGCAAACAATAAGAGAACAAAGAGCAATGTTAACAGGGGATGATATGCGAAATCCTTCATGGAGAGGATATATGCCTGAAGATTTTTCAGCTTTTAATAGAACAACTGATCCATTAAGTACACAGTTTTCAGCATTACGTGGTGATTTATCATGGTCGCCTCCAACAGCTTCTAAAAGTACTGCTAAGGTAGTTGATTATTCACAAATGGTTCACCCAGATGAAGACCACCAAAAAAGGGAAATGAGTAATATGAGTAAATATGGGGATTTTGCTACTAAATCTTCAAAAGATGAAACTGGTGATACTGGTGATTTTGGTCAGGGTGGTGTTGGTGATTATAGCAAAAGTGGTGACGATGCTGGTTACGGAACGCAAAATGATGGTAGTTATGGTTTTAGTGAGGAAGATAGCAGTTTTGCATTTTAACAAAGGAACAATATTATGGCAATAAATGATATGATGGCAATGGCTCCACAACAAGCAGAACAACCACAAGAACCTATGCCACCAATGCAACCACCAGAAGCAGGTTTTATAAATGAACCTAGTGCTATGCTACCACAGGAAGGTGGAGAAGAATCTGTAGCGGATGACATACCAATGGAAGCAGAAGAAGGTGATTACATTCTTCCTTACGAGACTGTCTTGCTAGTTGGTTTAAAAGATTTAAACAGATACGCTAGAGAAGCAATACAACTTGCTATGGAAAATGATGTAGATTTAAGTGGAACAAATTTAGATCCTACAGATAAAGTTCCTATAAAGATAAGTAATTATGAATATCGTATTCCTAATCAATTAGTTACATTTTTTGGTGGTGGTAAAAAATATCTTGATAAAATAAGAGAAGAAGGTCTTCAATTACGTAAAAGATTAGATGAAGAAAAAGGTGCAGAAGAACAACCTTTACAACCAGAAGCACCAATGATGCCACCACAAGAAGCACCTATGATGCCACCACAACCACAAGGTATGATAGAACAACCAGAAGCACCTATGATGCCACCACAAACACAAGAAGCTCCACCACCACCAATGATGCAGAAAGGTGGTTTTGTGTTAAGTAAAGATCAGGATGCTGCGATGCTGGAAAAAGATGAAGCTCCTACAACACAAGAACAAACGAGATTAAAAGCACAACAACCAGCAATGATGACACCAGATGGTAAACGTGTACAACAAGGTTTCAGTGCTCCAGCAGGTTATAAACATGGTGGTGATGTTATGAAAGGTTTAGGTTTTAAACTTGAAGATGTAAATCGTTACAACATAGGTGGTATGGTAAAGAACGCTGAAGATGCTGTAAATATGCTCAATGGAATAAAAAGTTCTTTTGATCGAGAAGACAAAGAAATGCAACGTGCTCAAAAGAAAAGAGGATTTGCTTAAACAATGATCTACGATAATTTTTTACACTTTCTTAAAAAAGTAGAGAACGGTAACAAAGTTGGATGGCACGTAGCTGAACAAGTTTGGTATCCTCACGCATCACCTGAAGGTGGTAACGATACAATTGGTTACGGACACAAACTATTAGATGACGAAGTTGAAATGGCAAACAAAGGTTTGTCGGAAACAGCTATTACTCAGATGTTTATGAACGATGTAGACAATGCTACGCAAGTAGCTAGAAGAGTTATGAAAGATCATTTTAATCAAGATTTTGACAGTCTCTCAGATAACGGTAAATGCATGATCATAGATTTTGCTTATAACTTAGGTGGTGGTGGTTTAAAGAAATTCCCTAAGTTTGTAAAAGCAGTATGTGATGATGACTTAGAAGGTATGAGACAACAATACAAAAGATATTATAGTGCTAACGGCACTAAGAAAGAATTGAAGCAACGTAACGAATTATTCTATACGTTGTTTCTTTCGTAAGCAGCTACCTGAACAATAGTTCGGCCCTGCTTGTTAACCTACCGATGGCAACCTACACAACAAGTGTAGCCCCAATGAAGGAGAGGTATTATGGCTAGAGAAAATGTACAAACTGATGATAACGAAGGAGAAGACTTAGAGCCTACCCCATATCAGAATGATTATAGGCGAAACCTTGCGATAGATGATGATTCCGATGAAAGTGATCTTCAAGACCCTGCAGATATGCAGACTACTCGAAAAGGTACTGAGGGATTAGCACAGACCAAGGCCAGTAAAGAACAGACACACGATTTTAAAAAGCGTTACGGTGATTTAAAACGTCATTACGACACTAAGTTAAATGAGTGGAAACAGGAAAAAGAAATGTTTCAAGCAAAGCTTGCAGTAGAGGCAAAAAAGCATGACATAAAAAAGTTGCCCAAGACTGAAGAAGAGTTAGAAGATTTTAAAGAAAAATATCCTGATGTCTACGATGTAGTGGAAACTATATCATCTTTACAAGCCAGTGAAAGAGTGAAAGATATTGAAGGACGTTTAGAAGAGTTGCGTTACAAAGAACAAGAAGCTGTAGTAAAAACAGCCGAAAAACAACTTTTAAATATACATCCTGATTTTGTTGATCTTAAAGAAAATGAAAGTTTTCTGAACTGGCTAGAAGAACAACCTAATAATATATCTGACGGTATTTTTAAAAACAATACTGACGTAAAATGGGCAGCTAGAGTTGTCGATCTCTTCAAAGCAGATATCGGTGCTCCTCGTAACACAAAACGTGCAAATCAGAAAGCCAATAAACGTCCACAATCTAGCTCACCTAAAAACCAAGCTGCTCAATCTGTGACAAAGACCACAGCAAACAGAAGCTTAGATAGTTTTCAAGATGACACAAAGATTTGGTCTATAGCAGAAATTTCACGACTCAAAGGTAAAGAGTATGAGCTTGTAGAAAAAGAAATCGATAAAGCTCTTAGAGAAGGTCGAGTTGTGGATTCTGTAGAGTAATAATATAGAATAAGAAGGAGAAAAACAATGGCTTTTTCGACTGCAGCAGGATATGGAAATCTACCTAGTGGTAATTTCGTACCTGTAATCTATAGCCAAAAAGTTCTCAAATTCTTTAGACGTGCCTCGGTAGCGGAAGCAATTACGAATACCGATTATGCTGGAGAGATTGAAAACTTTGGCGATACTGTGAATATCATAAAAGAGCCTACCATCACGGTAAACTCTTATACTCGTGGTAGCACAGTAAATACTGAAGCTCTTGCTGATGATCAGATTCAGCTTGTCGTAGACCAAGGCAACTACTTTGCCTTTAAGGTTGATGACATTGAAGAGCGTCATAGTCACTTGAACTTTGAATCATTAGCTACCTCTTCTGGTGCTTACACCTTGAAGAAGGCTTATGACTACAATGTTCTAAAAAATATTGCTGACAACGCAGCTACTCCTTCTGGAACGCTAGCAACGCAAACTACATCTGCTAATACTGGTGACGAAGTTGCCGACTTAGTAGCACAAGCTGCTGCGGAGCTAGATAAGAACGATGTTCCTGAAGAAAATAGGTGGTTAGTAGCAGCACCCGGATTTTATGAAGTATTGCGTAAAGCTGCTTCTAAAGTCATGGACATGTCTGTAACTGGTGGGCCTCAATCCCCATTGCTTAACGGCAAAGTTACAGAACAGAAATTGCATGGATTTGATCTTTATCAGTCTAATGCAATTGGTGTTGGTACTACTGGTTCAGCAGCAACGCATGTTTTCAACGATTCCGCAACCTCTGGACACACTTTGATCCTCTTTGGTCATATGTCTGCAGTAGTAACTGCTTCTCATATTGCCAAGACGGAAGTCATTCGTGACCCTAGTAGTTTTGCTGACATTGTACGTGGTCTTCACGTATTTGGACGTAAAGTTATTCGTGGCTCTGGTACTGGCTACAAAGGTGTATTCAAAGGGTTGATGGATCTAGACAGCTAAAATAGGGAGGATTAAAAATGGCTACTTATGATCGTACTGTTACAGGCGGTGGTACTGCTGGGCATCCTTCTAATGCTGCTGTTCCATACGTTGTAACATCCCCTGTGTGGGATACTGCCGATGGCGGTACTGGTGGGGATATCATTCAATTGATTGATGTACCTGCTGATACCATGATTGTTGCAGGATGCTTAGAAGTTCTAGAAGCTCGTGGCAATGGTCAAATTACTATGGATATTGGGTTTACTGGCGGTGATGTGGACTGTTTTCTTGACGGTTCTGCATGTGCTGCAGGTTTCTCACCATTCCTAGAAGCTGCCGTAGGTGCATCTGGCTCTAACGCTAGGATGCTTACAAGTGCTGACACTATTGATGCTCTCATCTTAGATGGTGGCTCCAGTGGTGAAAGTGCTCTACGTTTCCGTATTCACGTTGTTATGGTTGACGTTTCTGTTAACCCTGTTGAATCGGCAACAGTCTCTACTGGC